ATAACAAAACTTCAGATTCAGGTGATAAAGTTTCAACTTCTGGTTCTGCTGCTGGTTCTGGTTCAGCTGCTGGCTCAGTTTCAGGAGCAACTTCATCAGTTTCAAGAGTAGTTTCTTCTACATCATCTTGTTCAAACAATTTATTATATTCTTTTAAAAATTTATTCATTAGTCTACTTTCTTTGCTATTGCATCTATTTTTTTTGCAATTTTATTATACATTTTACCTAAAGTTTTATTAATTTTCTTTTGTGGATTATTGAAAGGATTGATACCTCCTTCAACACCTGTGGATAATTTAGTTGCTACTTTTAATGCATCTTGATCATCTTTAGTTAAAAGAGCTTCTTGATCCTCAATATTATTTTTCATAGAGCTGTAAGCTTTATTCAAAGCATCAAAATAATAATCTTTTTCTTTCTCTCCTATAGTATCTAATTTTCCAAATCTAATTTTATCATATATAACTTTAAATTTTGGGTCTTCTAAGTAAAGTTTTTTAAATAGAGGGTTATCTTCTTGATCTTCAGGTATACTACTACCCATTACGTTACCGTATTCATTTAAAATTTTACTAGCTATTTGAGTAAACTTATCCATATTATTATTTATCTAATTAGAAGCAGTTTTGTAGATAAGCGATTGAAGTAATCTCTATTTAAAAAAGTTAGTTCATACCTTTTAGTAAATTTTTTAATATTAGAGAAAGTAAATTTAGTTATATCAATACTATTCAATTTGTTAACCATTGAATTTATAGTAGTATATGCTTTACCATCATTTTTATCTATCAAATAACTAAGATAATCAATTGAGAATTTACTTATAAAAATTTTTATTGGTAATAATTTTTCTACTCTTCTTAAATTTGAATTTAAAAAATTAAGAATTTCAGTTTCATTATAATATTTTTTTAACTCGCAATCTTCTAATTGAGTATAATTAAAATATATCAAAGACTTATTTTTATTTTTTAAAATTTTATCGCAGATTGAAAGTATAATCCAATGTAAAAAGAATTTTTTAACTGAACTATTATTGATACTCTTTTCTAATAAATCAAATTCATATAAAGAATCGATTATTTCAAATTGTATATCAGTTGTAAATAATTCATTAAAATCAATTATGTTTAAATCATAATCTTTTAAAAATAAATCTGACATCATCTATTGATTATAGTACTGTTCCAATAATTGCTTAGGTGGTTTACCAATTCTACAATTAATAATTCCGTTATAATAATCTTCACTTAAAAGTACATCTCTTTCAAATTGCTCTTTAGCTTCAAAATATGATAATTCAAACTTACTATTGCAAAATTTTAAAATTTTAAATACAAACTTATCTAAACCTTGAGTTGCTATATCAATGTTTAAAGCATCGGATGAACCAGTATAAGTTTTCCAATCACTTTCTTTATAATCTACACGTTTACGTTTTTTACCTTTTAGAGGTAATCTTCGTATTTTCCTTTTCATTTGTTTTTTACCAATATATTTTTTACCATTGGTAATATTAACTATTTCATATATAAAACCAAAAGCATCTTCCGGTACTGGTCCGTAAACTTTCCAAATGCCTGTATCCATTAAAATATTTACTTTTGTTTTTTCTTTTTTCTACGTTTAGAAATAGAACCTCTTCTTGTTTGAATAGCTCCTAAAGCTTTAGGTTTTCTATAATCACCAGAAGCATAAAAATCGGTATTTTGTAATGGGTTAGTACCCGTAGCAGCAGCTGGTCCTAAAACACCTCCACCGACAGTATTTTCATCCTCTTCTTTTGCATTCAAATAAGCTGCAATAGCCATTTCTCTTTTTTTCTTTTTAGATTTACCTTTAAATTGAGGAGCTTTTGATTTTTTAAAATCGTCAATATAATCACCCGCATCATGTTTTTTAGGGTTTAATTTTTCAAATAAACTTTTAATAAAAGCTTTTTCATAAAGACTTGTTTTCTTCATAATAGTATTTATAATAAGGTAATGGATATTTTAGAGCAATATATTGAAGAAATAGAAAAAGATCTGCAAATAAATGAATTTAATCTTAAAGATTCATCAATGAAAACACCTGCTAGAAAGCATTATTGGGTCTCTAAATTAATTAGACATAAAAAGAATTTAATCAAATTAAAAAGAGATAGAGATACTTTAAAAAAAGAAGTAGTAAAAACTATTATTAAAGAAAGTCCTATAAAAGTTACTACTCCAGTTGCAGAAAAGGCAAGTTATAATCATGATAAAATGAGAGAGATTGGTAAAAAAATAAATGATGAAGAATTAATTATTGAATTTTTAGAAAAAACTGAAAAAACTTTCAGTGCTGTAGGTTTCGATATAAAAAATATTATTGAAATAATGAAGATGGAGCAACTATAATGAAATTTATTTTAGATAAAAATAAAATAAAATTAATTACTAATGAACTTTCAAATATACGAGAGCATTTTAGTGTAAAGGATGAAACTGCAAGATTTAGATTTAGAGGTAGAGCTAGATTTGCAGTTCAAAGTAGAATTTATAATATAACTCCTACTGGATTATTTGAACCTGGATTATTTTTCGATATTTTATCTTATATAAAACTTAATTATCCTAATGAAAATATAGATATAGATAAATTAATTTTACCTATCGTTAAACCTACCTTTAAAGAAGAACGCTTATATGATAATTTAAAATTCCCTTTAAGAGATTATCAATCTGATTCAGTTAAAGAAGCATTAAAATTTGGTAGAGGTATTATTAAATTAGGTACCGGTGGTGGTAAAACTTTAACTATAGCTTCACTACTAATGAGTTTATATTCTAATAATCCAAAAGTTAAAATTTTAATTATAGTACCTGATTTAGGATTGGTTAATCAAACGTATAATGATTTTTCTGAGTATAATGTATTATTTAAATTTACTAGATGGACTGGTAAAATTAAACCTGACTTAACTGCTAATTGTATTATAGCAAATAGAGGTATTTTACAAAGTCAATTTCAAGATAATGATTGGATAAAAAATGTAGACGTTTTGGTAGTCGATGAGTGTCATACTATAAAAAAATCTAATAAGATTAGTAAGATGGTTGCACAAATAACTACTAATAATAAATTTGGTTTAACTGGTACTTTACCAGATAATAAACCTGATGAGTGGAATATTTTAGGTAAATTAGGTAAGGTAATTTATGATAAAGATAGCTACGAATTGAGATTAGAAAGTTATCTTACTAACGTGGATATTAAAATTATTAATATAAAGTATAATGATAAACCTTTATACGTTTCTGGTAGTAATAATTTTAAAAATGAATTAGATTTTATCTATAATAATAATTTTAGAAATAATGTTATAGAAAATATTTGTAATAAATTTAATAATAATTCTCTCATATTAGTTAATCATTTAGCTCATGGAGAAAATTTATATAATAAATTAGTTACCTTAAAAGATAAGCAAGTATTTTTTGTAAAAGGTGAAGTTGAAGTTGAAACGAGAGATAAGATTAAAAAGATAATGGAAACTAATAGTAATGTTATATGTATTGCAATGACTTCTATTTTTAGTACTGGTATTAATATAAAAAATATTCATATGATTATGTTTGCTTCAGGTGGTAAAAGTTTTATAAGAACTATTCAATCAATTGGTAGAGGTTTAAGATTGCATGAATCTAAAGATAAACTTTTAATTATAGATTTATGTGATGATTTAAAATATGGAGTAAGGCATTCTGATAAAAGAAAAGAAATTTATAATGCGGAAAAAATAGGATACACCGTTACTGATATAGTTGAAAAATAAATAAAAGTTTATATAATTAGTTATGGCAAATAAGAAACCTACCGGAAAGAGAAGAGGACCTAAACCGAAAAAAACTGAATATTACGTTGATCCACGCGAACTTAAAAAAGAACTAGTTTCATATTATGATAGTGAAGAATGCTCACGAGAATTAGGAGACATGATTCATAAGATTGCTCATGGTTTGAGTTATTCTTCTAACTTTATTAATTACACTTATAGGGATGAAATGGTAGGAGATGCATTAGTAAAAATGTATACCGCTGTTACTAATAAAAAATTTGATATAACCTCTGAATACAATCCTTTTAGTTATTTCACCACAATTGCTTTTCATGCTTTTATTAATAGAATTAAAAAAGAGAAAAAACATACTCAAACTATCAACGAATATAAAGAAAAAATTTATGAAC